CAAAATGGGAGTCAGAATTCGAGAAGCCGTTCATCAACTCGAAAGACAAGACTCCCGAAGAGATGTTCGCCTATGTCAAGGCGATGACGTTGACGCCGAATGTTCCCGAAGAAGTTTTCCGGAAGCTCTCCAACGAGAACATCGAAGCGATCAACCACTACATCGGCGCAAAGATGACCGCCACTTGGTTCAGCGATCAACCCGGAGCGCCGAGGACCCGCGAAGTCATCACCGCGGAGCTCATTTATTACTGGATGACCGTCTTCAACATTCCGTTCGAATGCGAGACCTGGCATCTGAACCGGCTGTTCACCCTGATTCGCATCTGCAACATCAAGCAGGCCAAGCCGAAGAAGATGAGTAGAGCTGAGATCGCTCAGCGCAATCGCGAGCTCAACGAGCAGCGTCGCGCCCAACTCGGATCGAAGGGATAACACATGCAGGAAGGCCGTACAATTCAGCGATACGGATGGAAGCCGTCTCTGCCTGATCCGCGTGACATCGTCGCGGACACGTCGGAACTGCCCATCCTTCCCGAGGTTGATCCTCGTGGGGAGTACATGACTCCAGTGTACGACCAGGGCAACCTGGGTTCGTGCACATCACAAGCTGTTGCCGCCGCAATCGATGCGGATCGCATTGTGCACGGCGAAGAGCCGCTGTACCCGGCACGGCTCTGGATCTATGCGCTCGAGCGTGAACTCGAAGGGGCGCCACTGAACCAGGACACGGGCGCCTTCGGTCGCGACGGATTCAAGGCCGCGCGCAAGCTCGGTGTCGTCCCGGAGAAGCTCTGGCCATACAGCGATCAGCGTCCCGCCTGGGAAAAGGATCCACGAACGGATCCCCTGTGGGATCAGCGTCAGAAGATCGAGCGCCCCTACAAGAGGGTCTCAAGGCTTCTCGTGAACATGAAGCGCGTTCTCAGCAACAAGCAGACGATCGCGTTCGGGTTCACGGTCTTCGATTCGTTCGAATCCCCGGATGTGGCCAAGACCGGCATCATGCCGTATCCCGATGTCACCAAGGAACGTGTCCTTGGCGGCCATGAAGTTCTGATGGTCGGATACCTCAAGAACGCTCCGATGCACGTTCTGTGCCGGAATTCCTGGGGCACCGGTTGGGGGATGGGCGGATATTTCTTGATGCCTTGGCTCGTTGTCCTCGATGCGTCCTTGTCGGACGATTTCCGGACGATCTACCAACCCGCGTTGTAGCAGAAAGGAGGGGTAGTGACCGCTCTCGAGTGGGACAAGATCGGTGAACGTCTGTACGAAGCCGGTGTCGATCGGGGTGTGCTCTACCTCCCCGATAGCTCCGGCGCCTACAACGAAGCTCATTCCTGGAACGGTCTGACCTCAGTCGAGGAGGCGCCGAACCAGTCGAGTAACTCGTATTACCAGGACGGCGTCAAGTACCTGGAGAACGTCGTCATCGGCGACTACGCCGGGACGCTCAAAGCTTTCACATATCCCGACGCGTTCGACGCGGTTCAGGGGATCGGATCTGGCTCCGGCGGGATGTACGTTCACAACCAGAAGCCGAAGTTGTTCGGGTTGTCATACCGAACCAGGATCGGAAACGATCTGGAAGGCATCGATCACGGATACCGGATCCATCTGCTGTACAACCTCATTGCGACGCCCAGCAACGCCGCATATTCTTCGGTGTCAAACAGTCCCAGTCCGCTCGAGTTCCAGTGGAACCTAAGCGGGACTCCAGGATCCGTGACCGGATGGAAGCCGACGGCCCATCTCAGCATCAAGTCGACCGATCTCGATCCGGGATATTTGGCGTTCGTCGAAGAGGTTCTGTACGGAAACGAGGTCAACGATCCTCGGTTGCCGTCTCTGAACGAGATGTTCGACCTCGTCGCGAATCGTCTCACGATCGTCGACAACGGAGACGGTAGCTGGACCGCAAGCGGTTCGCCACAAGCTGTCGATATTCTCGGCAACGGCGCGTTCATTCTCAATGGCGCGTCCTCAACTGACCTTGGCGATGGTGAGTACGAGATCACCATCCCGGTGTACTAAGGAGGCCACATGGCAACAGTAACTGGCCTCACGGCCGAGAAGATCAACGAACTCGTCGCGGGTCGAGTGTCCGCAGCGGAGGTCGATGTCGAAGAGACGATTCTTGCTCTGGCGGCAGGTGACGGAGCGCAGGGCGCTCTCAGCCTTGGCCATGCGTATCGCCTGGACAAGCTCGTCGTCAGCGGCCCCTGTCGTCTTCGTCTGTACGCCTCGGCCACGCAGCGTACAGCGGATGCCGATCGCGCGCGTGATGTCGACCCAACTGGGGATCACGGCTGCATCGCCGAGTTCCTCATGACAGCAGATCTGCTGTCGCTTCAGCTCATCCCGCCGCCACATGGCTATACGCCGGATGGGTACACCTACTACTCCGTCGTCAATGATGGAGTGACAGGAGACTTCACCTTCACTCTCACCGAACAAGTACTGGAGCCCTAATGGCGATCGAATTTCAGGCCACAAGCATCAGTGGGGCCTCCGCGGCCGCCGCCGGTGCGACAGCACAGAGCGCCATTCGGGATGCTCTGGTCAACCACGCTTCGGGGGCTTGGACCCTCGTCGAAGAGTTCGACTCCTCGGGTGCCACGATTCACTGGGTGGTCGTGAAGTGCTCGGCGGCTCTTTCCGGCGCCGGAGCAGATTTCTATGTCTGCATCGGTCGTAACGCATCGACCGGTCAGCTCGGCATCATGCTGGGGGAAGTCTATACGGCCGCTACGCATACGTTGAGCACGTATGCCCCATATTCCGGCAGCTTCAGCAACAACCAGCAGATCCTTGCCGATTTCAGTTTCTCCCCGGGCACGGGTGGGTCGGTCGGCACGTTCGCGCTTGGTACGACGATGCCCACCAGCACGGTGAATCCGCTGTGTCCGCTCAACGCGGCGGCATCCACCATGCGGTTCATCAAGATCGTCGACGTGGATCATGCGATCATCATGGTCAACGGGACGCCTTGGTATATCGGTGCGCTGACCGATCTGATCGTTCCCGTCGCCGGTCTCGTGGCAGCGGTTCCGATTGGTCTTGCCGATATTTCATCAACGAATACCATCAACTTTGGTTCGTTGACGCGGCATCCGATTGCTGCTGCCGATGCGCCGATGCAGGTTGCTTACTCGCATATGTTGGTGACGTTCAACGACCGGAAGACGTATCTCCAGCGCAACGCCTACGATCTCTCGGTCTACGGATTCGGGGATCGTTTCCAGAACGGTCGTGTGGCCGCGAGCGAGCTGGCTGCGGTCATGTATGGCTCGGCTACCGGCCAGTCGGCCAACAACACCAGCGCCAAACTCGGTGCGCTTCGTGGGAAGTTCAAGCATCTCCGAGTCACGACGCTGCCAGTCGCGGCAACTGTCGGCGACACGATCATCGTGGACGGGCGCAAGCACATCTACATCGTCGACAAGGGCGCCGGGCCGACCGACGGCGAGATCCTGCAAGGGCAGAACTACAACACGATCGAGCGGTACGGTTTCGTGGCCGACACCGGAGTGGTGGCACCGTGACCGATTACGCCACTACTCATACAACAGCGGTGGTGTCTGCACCCAGTCTCGTCGATGCCCGGTGGTATCTGGGCGACAACATGTCGTTTATCGACGAGATGCGAGGGATGGGAACGCTGCCGACCACGCCCGTCGAAGCCTCCTCCGGAGGCGGACGTCCAACCTCGGGCCTCGTCTGGCCACACTAACCCCAGAAAGGAGGGATATTCGTGCGGTTTCGACTTGTCGGATACACTGGTACGCGCCCTCCTGTCCCGGGCGTCACGCCAGTCGACCCGAACGATCCACCGCCTGAGCCCCCGCCGCCAGATCCCAGTACGATCCCAGATCCGTTGGTTCTCAAGTACTACACGGACGATGTGTTCCATCCGCTTGAGTACCTCGCCATGGGCTACAACCACTTCGATGTCATGTGCATCGGAGCGGCAGGCGGTCGGGGTGGGCGAGTCAAGCAGGTAGTGCCAACCAGCGCCACCCATTGGGTGTTTCCACCGCCATATGACCTCTTGTATTTCAACGCATTGCGCTATCTATTTCCCGGTGGTCCAGGTGGAGGAGGCGTTCATCGAGTACAAGGTCGGTTGATTCTTCTTCCGACTGAATGCCCGGTTGTCGTCGGTCAACCTGGAGCCGATGCGGCCAATCTGGAACGAACTGAGGCATATCAGGGAGCGGGATTCAACTGGCCTTCCATTGCGTTCCCAGTCGGCGGCGACGGTGGGCATTCGTCGTTTGGCGATACGGTCTGCCGAGCATCGGGCGGCGACGGTGGTGGGAAATACGGAATTGCCGGTGGCCATGGAGGCATTGGCAATAGTCTCACCCCCGGTGGCGGTGGGAATCAGGTAACTGATGGCACTTGGGACGGTAAGATCGGTGGCGGAGGCGGCGGTGGAGAAGGTGGCGATATTCGTCTCAGCTATTACCAGAGCGGAAATCCCTCGGGTGTATCTGGAGTGTTTGCGCCTCGGCCAGGAACTCGAGGGGCATATTCGTCATCGGATACATCAGTTCGCGGAGACGCTGGCGCCCCAAATCCGTACAACGGCGTTGATACCGATTACACAAAGATCGGAACCTCTGGTAGCGAGAACTATCTCTATACCGAGCATTTCAGCTACGCCGTGAAGGGTCCGGGCTATGCCGGTGGAGATTCCGGTGCTGGCGGCGGAGCCACAGCATTTCCTCTGGATGGAGAGCTCGTACAGTGGGGTTCTTGGGCCGGAGGTATCAACGCCAGCGTTGCGGCGGGGCTTGTGGTCGTTCGCCTGACCTACAAGATCACCTAGAAAGGAGGAGCCGTGATCAGTGTGAAAGTGCGCGGCTCCTTCACCAACACGGAAGCCATGCTCAATCGCATCAAGCGGCGCGAGCAGTTCAAAGCGCTTTCGAGATATGGCCCGATAGGCGTAGCGGCTCTCCAGCAGGCTACGCCTGTCGACAGCTCTGAGACCGCGCATTCCTGGCGGTACGAGATCGAGTCACGACCTGGATATTTCGCCATCCGCTGGTTGAATAGCCATGTCGAGAACGGTGTTCCGATTGCCGTTCTCCTTCAGTACGGCCACGCCACTAAGAACGGTGGTTATGTGCAGGGGCGCGATTACATCAACCCCGCTCTGCGCCCCATATTTGACCAGATCGCCGACGACATGTGGAAGGTGGTGACCAAGTAAATGGCAAGTATCGACGAACGCGTCGTCTCAATGGCATTCGAGAACGACAAGTTCGAGCGTAACGCAGCTCAGACGCTGAAGACGCTGAAGAACCTCAACGACTCGCTCAAGCTTACTGGCGCCGCCAAGGGCCTGCAGGACATTCAGGCCGCGTCGGACAAGGTCACCCTGGCCAATGCTGGAAGGGCCGCGGATGGTCTGAAGTCCAAGATGGATTTCTCCGGGGCGGTCAAGGGCCTCCAAGATGTCCAAGCTGCCTCAGACAAGGTCACCATGGGCGGTGCCGAGAAGGCCGCCGATGGGCTCCGCGGGAAATTCCAGTCGGCCACCGAAACCGTCAAGGGCGCACTCAGCAGCGTTGCCGAAAAGCTGAAGTTCCCAGGCGCAGACAAGGCGTTCTCCTTTATTCAGTCTGCTGCCAGCCGGGTCAGCTTCGCTGGACTTGGCCGCGCGCTGGATTCGATCAAGACGAAGCTGGGCTTCCCTGAGGCTCCGGCGGCATTTGCCGCCATCGAGAACTCCTCGAAGTCTGTCCACCTGACCGGGATCACTAACGCGATCTCGCATGTCAAGAACCAGTTCAGCGTGCTCCAGGGCGCAGCTGCTGTGGCTCTTGGCAATATTGCCGCCAGCGTCGCGCGGAGTGCTGCCAGCACGGCCAAGTCTCTTACGCTTGGGCCCGTCATTGACGGTCTCCATGAGTATGAGACTCAGCTGAACGCCGTCCAGACGATTCTGGCAAACACCCAAGCTTCGGGCGCGACGCTGCAAGACGTCAACAAGGCGCTCAACCAGCTGAACAAGTACGCCGACAAGACGATCTACAACTTCTCCGAGATGACTCGGAATATCGGCACGTTCACCGCGGCCGGTGTGGATCTGAACACGGCGACCGAATCGATCAAGGGCATCGCCAACCTGGCGGCTGTCTCAGGATCGAACGCTCAGCAAGCTTCGACAGCGATGTACCAGCTGTCTCAGGCCATCTCGGCCGGTCGTGTCAGTCTGCAGGACTGGAACTCGGTGGTCAACGCCGGTATGGGTGGCACCGTCTTCCAGCGTGCTCTGGCTCAGACCGCGGTGAAGATGGGGACGCTGAAGGACAATTCTCTGAAACTGGTCGGCCCGATGAAGAACGTGGCCATCGACGGAGAGTCCTTCCGCCAGTCGATCCAGGCTGGCCCCGGAAAGCAGTCCTGGCTGACGTCGAAGGTTCTGACCAATACGCTGAAGCAGTTCAGCGGTGATCTCACCGATGCGCAGCTGAAGGCGCAGGGCTTCTCCGACGCTCAGATCAAGGCGATCCAGGCTCAGGCCAAGACCGCATTGAACGCGGCGACCCAGGTCAAGACGTTCTCGGCGTTCATGGACACGACGAAGGAAGCCATCGGATCGGGCTGGGCTCAGACCTGGCAGCAGATCTTCGGCGACTTCGGCGAGGCCAAGACATTCTGGACCGGCGTCTCCAATGCCGTCAACGGGATGATCAGCACCTGGTCCAATGCCCGCAACAAGGTCCTCAAGGACTGGAAGGAGCTGGGCGGACGTAAGGAGCTCATCAAGGCGCTCGGACAGGCGTGGAAGGACCTGACGGCCATTCTTCGGCCGATCAAGGAAGCCTTCCGCGATATTTTCCCGGCCAAGACCGGGAAGGACCTGTTCAACATGACCGTCGGGTTCAAGAACCTGATGGACAGGCTCGAGCTCAGTCCTGAGACGGCAAAGAACCTGAAGGACACGTTCAAGGGCCTCTTTGCCATCCTGGACATCGGCTGGCAGATCATCAAGGGTGTGGGCATTGCCCTGGGCCAGATGCTTGGCGCAGCCGGAGATAGCTCCGGGGGAATCCTGAAGATCACTGGAAGCATTGGTGATTTCCTCGCCGGGCTTGACCAGGCCATCAAGAAGAGCTCGGCATTCCGAGACTTCTTCGTTGGCATCGGCAAGGTCCTCTCGATCCCGATTCACCTGTTCGGGAAGCTCGCGGGCCTGATTGCAGGCTTGTTCGGCGGCGTCAGCGCAAGCAGCGCCGACAGCCTTTCCAAGTCTCTCAGTGGTGTGGGCGAAACGCTCTCGCCGCTGAGCCAGTTGGTTGCAACTCTCACGAAGGCGTGGGACGGGTTCCTCAACGCGATGGACAGTGTCCGCAACGCCGTCGCGCAGTTCTTCCCGCATCTTACCGCAGCTTTTGGCGATGTCATCGACAAGATCAAGAGCATATTCAGCGGTGCAAGCTGGGACGACGTCTTCAGCGGGCTTCAGACCGGCCTCATCGCAGGCATATTCTTGACCATCAGGAAGGCCCTCAGCGGCGGGATCAAGTTCGATCCGACGCGAGGTGTTCTGAACAAGGTCAAGGACATGCTCGATGCTATGACCGGTTCGCTCAAGCAGATGCAGCAGGCCATCAAGGCGGCAGCAATTCTAGAGATTGCCACCGCCATCGGTGTCCTTGCCGCTGGAGTGAAGCTCCTCTCCACCATCGACCCGAAGCGACTCGCCAGCGCAATGACGTCCGTGGCCGTTGGCCTGGGACAGCTTGTCGGAGCAATGGCGTTGCTTACAAAGATGAA